CGGTTGCCTATGAATACCATGTGAATGCCCGCAAGCATCGCTTTGCGCTGGATCAGGGCGTGTCGCCGGTCTGTCATATCCGCAGTTTTCATCCGCAGGATGACCATTACGGGCTATCCGCGTTGCAGGCGGCGGCGAGTGCGATTGACGTGCATAACCCGGCCAGCCACTCGTCCAAGGCGCTGCTGGACAATGCCGCCCGCCCGTCGGGTGCCATCGTTTACAAGGGCGCCGACGGTCAGGCGGGCCTGAGCCAGGATCAGTATGACCGGCTGGTGAGCGAGATGGAGAGCCAGCATCAGGGCGCGCGCAATGCGGGCCGGCCGATGCTGCTGGAGGGTGGACTTGACTGGAAGCCGATGGGGTTCAGCCCGTCGGATATGGAGTTCCAGAAGACCAAGGAGAGTGCGGCGCGCGAGATTGCGGTGGCTTTTGGGGTGCCGCCGATGATCCTGGGGATTCCCGGCGATGCGACCTATGCGAATTATCAGGAGGCGAACCGTGCGTTCTATCGCCTGACCGTGCTGCCGCTGGCGACGCGGGTGGCAAGTGCGGTGGCCAACTGGCTGGAGGATTTTACCGGCGAGCATCTGGACCTGCGCCCCGATCTGGACCGGGTCCCCGCGCTGGCCGATGAGCGCGATGCGCAGTGGCGCCGCGTGGCCGAGGCCGGGTTTCTGAGCGATACGGAAAAGCGCGCGCTGCTGGGGCTACCGGTGCTGGAGGTGGGTGATGGCAAGTGAGCCAAGGACCTATGGCGCCCCTTTTGCCTGCGCGCCGGGGATGCGGATCGAGGCGCATGAGCGGCTGGCGGCGCTGCAGTTTGCCCAGATCAACACCCAGTTGGGCAAGATCGAAGCGATGATGGAGCGGCTGGAAAAGCGCCTGTGGCTGACGGTTTACGGCGTCGTCGCGATCATTCTGGCGCAGGCGGTGCAGTCTATTCTGAACGTGGCGCCCTGAAAGGAACCATGATGCAATTGGAACATAAATTCAGTGCTTTGGGCGGTGACATTACCGTAACCGATGGTGCGGTGATCAGTGGTTATGCCTCACTCTTTGGGGCTGTGGATCAGGGCGGCGATGTGGTGGCTATAGGGGCCTATGCGGCATCTCTGGCCCGGCTGCGCGCCAAGGGTGGCAGCGTCAAGATGCTGTGGCAGCATGACCCCGCGCAGCCCATCGGGGTCTGGGAGGAGGTCCGCGAGGATGCCAAGGGATTGTGGGTCAAGGGCCGGATCCTGACCGATGTGGCGCGGGGCCGCGAGGCTGTTGCCCTGATCGGGGCGGGGGCGATCGACGGGTTGTCGATCGGTTACCGCACCCTCAAGGCCACGAAAGACGACAAAGGCGGCAGGCTTTTGGCGGAGCTGGAGCTGTGGGAAGTGTCGCTCGTGACATTTCCCATGCTTCCCGAGGCGCGGGTGGCGGCCAAGGGGGATGACCCCGAGGCAGGCATGCTGCGCGAACTGGCGGCGGTGTTTCAAAGCGCGCGCGGCCTGCTGGTCTCGGACTAGAGCCGGCGTTTCAACCAGAACTGAGGAACCAAGATGAACACTCCCGAGACCAAGGCCCGGGCCGGGGAAGCTCTGTCCCCGGCTGAGGAGCTGAAAACTGCGGTGGCGGTTTTCATGCAGGATTTCAAGCATTTCACCACCGACATGCAATCGAAGCAACAACAACAGGACGAACGTATGACCAAGCTGGACAGAAAGACGATGTTTGCGGGCATGCGCCCGTCGCTGGCCGCGGCTGCCGATGTGGAAGCCCCGCATCAGAAGGCGTTCGGTGCCTATCTGCGCTGTGGCGATGATGACGCGCTGCGTGGTCTGGAGATCGAAGGCAAGGCGATGAGCACTGCCGTGGCCGCCGATGGCGGTTTTCTGGTGGCGCCGCAGATGGCCGACACGATCAGGAACGTGCTTCTTTCTGCCGCCTCGATCCGCGCTGTTGCCAATGTCGTCACTGTCGAGAGCACCTCTTACGACGTGCTGATCGACCGTGCGGATATGGGTGCCGGCTGGGCCACGGAGACGGGCACCGCGACCGAAACCTCGACCGCGATCATCGAGCGGATCACCATTCCGCTGCATGAACTGTCCGCGCTGCCCAAGGCATCGCAGCGTCTGCTGGATGACAGCGCATTCGACATCGAAAGCTGGCTCGCGGGCCGGATCGCCGAGAAGTTCAACCGCGCCGAGGCGGCCGCCTATGTGAGCGGCAATGGCGTGGACAAGCCGCGCGGGTTTCTGGACTACGCCAAGGTTGCCAATGGCACCTGGACCTGGGGCAATGTCGGTTTCATCGCGTCGGGTGCGGCGGCCACGATCACCAATACCGATCCGCTGGTCGATCTGGTCTATGCGCTGGGTGCGCAGTATCGCGCCGGTGCAAGTTTTGTGATGAACTCGAAAACCACCGGGATCGTCCGCAAGCTGAAGGATGCCGATGGCCGCTATCTGTGGTCGGATGGTTTTGCCGCCGGTGAGCCTGCCCGTCTGCTGGGCTATCCGGTGCTGGTAGCCGAGGACATGCCGGATATCGCGGCCAATGCCTTTCCCGTCGCCTTCGGCAATTTCGGCGCGGGCTATACCATTGCCGAACGTCCGGACCTGCGCGTGCTGCGTGATCCGTTCTCGGCCAAGCCGCATGTCCTGTTCTATGCGACCAAGCGCGTAGGCGGGGCCGTCAGCGACTTTGCCGCGATCAAGCTTTTGAGGATCGCTGTCAGCTAAGGCTGAAAGTGATGCGGCGCTGCCCCCGCAGGGGCGGCGTCGGATCGGGCGCGCACAACTTCCTTCGTGTTGTCTAGCTGCTCCCCTCCGTCCGAGCAATGCGGGGGGTGCGCGTCCGGTGCGGGCGAAATGAAACGGATATCGGAGAGATTCCATGATGTTGACCGAAGTGACACCGGTGCCGCAGGCCGCGATCCCTGTCGCGCAGTTCAAGGAGCATCTGCGGCTGGGCACCGGGTTTTCCGATGACGGGTTGCAGGATGTGCTGCTTGAGGGGTTTTTGCGCGCGGCATTGGCCACGATTGAAGGCCGCATCGGCAAGGCGCTGCTGGAGCGGGATTTTGCCCTGCGACTGGAGGATTGGCGCGATGCGGACCGTCAGGCACTGCCGCTGGCGCCGGTCAGCGCCATTACCGGCGTGGAGCTGATCGCGCCGGGCGGGGTCGAGACGGTGATTGATCCCGCAGGCTATCGCCTGCTGCCGGATATGCAGCGCCCCTGTCTGGTCGCGATGGCGGGGGTGTTGCCCACGATCCCGGCGAATGGCGCGGTGCGCGTCGGGTTCATGGCCGGGTTTGGTCCGGACTGGTCCGATCTGCCGCCCGATCTGTCACAAGCGGTGCTGATGCTGGCCGCGCATTACCACGAATATCGCAGCGAGACGGCGCTGGGTGCCGGTTGCATGCCGTTTGGTGTGACCACGCTGATCGAGCGTTACCGCACGGTGCGTCTGTCTGTGGGTGGTCGCGCATGACCATGCCGCTGCTCAATCGCAAGCTGCTGCTGGAGGCGCCGGCGCGCCTGCCGGATGGCGCGGGCGGCTATGCCCAGGGCTGGGACGTGCTGGGCACGCATTGGGCCGCGGTGCAGGCCGGGAGTGGCCGCGAGGCGGCGGGCGTCGCCACGTCGATGTCGCGGGTGAACTACCGCATCACTGTGCGCGCCGCCCCGGTCGGATCGCCCGCCCGCCCGCTGCCCGATCAGCGGTTTCGCGATGGCAACCGGATTTTCAAGGTTCTGGCTGTCGCCGAGGCGGATCAGGGCGGCAGATATCTGGCCTGTCTGGCAGAAGAGGAGACGGCGGTATGACCTATGGTGTTGCCGGAGCGTTGCAGGCGGCTGTTTACCAAAAGCTGAGTGCGGATGTGGCATTGGGCCTGCTGGTTGGCGTTGCGATCTATGATGCGCTGCCCTCTGGCACCTTGCCATCGCTGTATGTGGCACTGGGTCCGGAGACGGTACGGGACAAGTCCGATCAGACCGGCTTTGGCGCGGATCATGAGTTTACCGTGTCGGTGGTGACCGATGCGGCGGGCTTTGCCAGTGCCAAAGAGGCGGCGGGGGCGGTGTCGGATGCGTTGGTCGATGCCGATCTGAGCCTGAGCAGGGGCACGTTAGTGTCGCTCAATTTCTATCGGGCGGTCGCGGCGCGGGTCGAGACCGGGGATATCCGCCAGATCAACCTGATCTTTCGGGCGCGGGTCGAGGATGACTGAGCCGACATCCTGTCCTGCGAATTCAAAATTTTCACAGCAATAATGGAGTGTTAGCCATGGCGGCGCAGAACGGTAAGGATTTGTTGATCAAGATCGACATGAATGGCGAGGGTCTGTTCGAAACGGTTGCGGGGCTGCGGGCGACCCGGATCAGCTTTAACGCGGAGAGCGTCGATGTGACCTCGCTCGAGAGCCAGGGCGGCTGGCGCGAATTGCTGGCAGGGGCTGGTGTCAAGACGGCGAGCATTTCGGGATCGGGTGTGTTCAAGGATGCCACGACCGATGAGCGTGCACGTCAGATATTTTTTGACGGCGAGACCCCGGCCTATCAGGTGATCATCCCTGATTTTGGCACGGTCGAGGGTCCGTTTCAGCTTACCTCGATCGAATATGCCGGGTCGCATAATGGCGAGGCTACCTATGAGTTGTCGCTGGCCTCTGCCGGTGCGCTGACCTTTGCGGCGGTGATCTGATGGCCAATCCCTGGGCGGGCGAAGTGGTGCTGGTCGTCGATGGCGTGTCGCATGTCTGTAAACTGACGCTCGGGGCATTGGCCGAACTGGAAGCGAGCATTGGCACGGGGACGCTGGTCGAGCTTGTGGAACGGTTCGAGGGGGCCGCGTTTTCCAGCCGTGATGTCATGGCGCTGATCGTTGCGGGGTTGCGCGGCGGCGGTTGGCGCGGCGGGGCGGATGATCTGCTGAGTGCAGATATTGCGGGCGGGCCGGTGGCGGCGGCGCGGGTTGCGGCGGAACTTCTTGCCCGCGCGTTTTCAGTGCCAGGGGCGGCATGAGTGCCTTTGACTGGCCGGGTCTGATGCGCGCCGGCATGCAAGGGTTGCGCCTGCGTCCGGCGGAATTCTGGGCGCTGACCCCGGTGGAGCTGATGCTGATGCTGGGTGTCGAAGGCGCGCCACCACCCATGGCACGCGCCCGGCTTGAGGCGCTGAGCCGGGCTTATCCTGATCGGCCAAGGGCCGGGAAAGCGGATCTGAGCGATGAATGATATCGAGGCGATCAACGGGCTGGGCGATCAGGTGACAGCGCTGGAGCGTGACCTGAGCGGCGCGATGGCGATGACATCGGCCTTTGCCGAGGAATTGCGTGTGGTGCGCGGCACCTTGGCCGAGACGACGACGGACCTCGCCAGTCTGGAGCGCGGGTTTTCGGGTGGGCTGCGCAAGGCTTTTGACGGGTTGATCTTTGATGGGATGAAACTGTCGGACGCGTTGAACACGGTCGCCACGGCGATGATCAACACGACCTATAATGCAGCGATGAAGCCGATCACCGATCATCTGGGCGGCTTGCTGGCCGG